CCGTTTGAGGAAGAGCAGCCACAAGCGCCGGTGATGTTGGCGCGTGGTGGGGTAGTGCATCGTAGGGATGGATCGCCAATGTATGGTGAGATGGTGCCGGATAGTGGTCCGGTGACCGAGGATACTCGCAAAGCCTTATCGACACGGCAGGGGTTGTCTGCGGCTGAGATGATGCGGATGTTGAAGGGTGTAGGTAGTGAAGGAGTAAGTAATCTTGAATCTATTGTTCGTGGTCAAGAAGCAATGCTTCTTGGGTCTCCGGGGGATGTAGAATCTATTTTTCGCAGTGATGAAAAAAGAATTTTTCCCACCTCTGACGAAGTATTAAAAAAGTTTTTGCCACGAGTAACTTCGCCCACAAGAGAAGCCGAAGGGTTTGAGGCAGTGGGTATGTATGTTCCTCCCCCTATTCCTTCTTCAGCATTTTCTACAGGTGCAGAATTAATAAAACAAGGCGCAAATAAAGTAAGTTCAACTGCAAAAAATTTATTGCCTAAAAAACAGGTGATTCCCGAAGACCTTTTTCCTACACGTAAATTGTCTTCACAAGAATTGTTGAAGCAATTAAAGGAAGTAGATCCAGCGGCACTAGAAAGAGGTAAACAAGCGTTTTTAAAAGACTCTGCTGAAAAACGTCGTATGTATCATGGTACTCGACATTCGGTAGGGCTCCCAGACATACAAGTACTAGAAGACGGGACTATTAAACAAGTATATTCGGACAGGCATGGTTTTTCGGAATTTAAGCCAAGAACGGCGGACATGACTTTTTTGTCTCCCGATCCTTCGTTTTCTGAAACCTTTGCAGGGATGTATAAACATGCAAGTGGAGAAAAATATCTTCCCCATGGCGGAACTATGTATCCCGTATATGCTAAGGTAAAAAAACCGTTTGATTATGAAAATTTAGAACACGTAAAAGAACTGGCGGACGAAGTAATTAGGTTAGGTAAAAAGAAAAGTCCAAACTTAGCTAACTTATACAAAACAGACCCCGATTTTCCGTTTTGGGCAACAAGAAAAGATTATGCTATTGATGCATTAAGTGATGGCTCGTGGGCCACGCTTGAAAATCCTATTGTGATACAGGCCATTAAAAATTTAAAATATGATGGCGTTTACATGAAGGAGTCAGGTGTAAAAAACTTAGGGGTGTTTGATCCTAAGAACATAAAGTCGGCCACAGGGAACATAGGCACCTATGATGCTAAAAAGCCGGACATAAGAAAAGCACACGGCGGCGTTGTGCATCGTAAGGATGGGTCGCCTATATATGGGGAAGTTGCGGATAGTGGTCCAATTACCGAAGATACTCGTATAGCGTTGTCGCTGCCACAAGGACTATCTTCAGCAGAACTGCTGAAGCTTTTTAAAAATGTGGGCAAGGAAGGGGTAAGTAATCTTGAATCTTTGGCTCGTGGGTCCGTGGCTGCTGTTCCCGGCTTGGTTGGAGATATTGAGTCTATTTTTCGTTCCGACAAAGAGCGTAAGTTCGCCACCACCCCAGAAGTAGAACGGCAGTATTTGCCTTCTCGTTTGACCAAGCCCACGAAAGAATCAGCGGGTTTTATCGAGGCCGGTACTTTTATTGATCCAACAGTAGGGTTGAAGGTTGCAAAGCCTGTTGCAAAAGGCACAGCCAAAGCAGCCCTTGCTGGATTTAAGTCCGTAAGTCCTCAGCTTGAAGATATTCTTGAGAAGAGCGCCTTTGGTTTGGACAAGATGTACATTGTGAAGCCGACAGGCGGCACGACCTATCCCGCAAGTATGGTGTCAAAGATTGATGATTATCTTAATCGCCTAAGAATTTCTTCCGTACCGGGGATAGAAGGCTTAAAGGGCAAAGATGCCAAAAAAATTAGTGAATTTATTACAACAAAAGGCCGTGATTATTTAACAAAGCGGTATGGCAGCCCTCAAGATGCAGTAAAAGAAGCAATACTGGATGGGCGCGTTACTTTAACGGGGGCAGATGCAGAGTTGTTTCCGCCGAGGCTATTGGCAGAAGCTAGAGAAGGTAATCCTGTAGCGTTAGAGCGGTTTGAAGAGATTTATGACAAAAATACAGGTCTACAGGGCACCGTGGTATTTGACAATCTTGCAGACCCTAAAGCTAAGGTTGCAAAAGAAAAAGAGTGGGAAAAACTTATAAAAGAAGGCGCTTTGCCACATGAAATTAATCTTAATGTAGTAGGCGTAGGACGCAAAGATTTAGGGTATGGCTACGGTTCTGATGCAGAAACAGAGCTACGCAAGTTTTTGTCAGCAGAAAAAATACCCCCTAAAGAAGCTTCTGGTGTTATGTATGCAGCACGGCACGGGGAGCCTATTTATGACTTAGACAGTATGTATCCCCGGTTTGAGTTTTTGGAACCAAACACAGTAGTGCCCGCATTGGTTTCAGTGGTAGATGATTTAGATAGGATGTCGTTCCCAGAAGCGCTTATTCGTGGGATGCAGAAGACAGATGTCTTGCGCAATGAAAATGCGGCGATTGAAAGAGCGGCACAAGGAAAAAGCGTCCCTGTTGAATTATTCCAAAGAGGCATAGAGCCTATAGCTCAAGTAGGCGATTTTTCTTTGGTTCGAGTGAAGTCTCCCTTTGCTGTAAGGATGGAAGGGGCAGCAATGAGGCATTCTATTGGTAACTACGCGCTTGATCCTAGTTATGGGCTTGGCGGTAAAAAAGCATTTGAAAGTGGGGAAACACAAGTTTTCTCTATTAGAAATGCGGAAGGTAGGCCAGTAGTCTCAATGGATGCACTTATATCGGAAAGCGGCTATCCCGTTATTGGGGAAATCAGGTCCATCTTTAATAGCGAACCGAATGAACAAGAAAAACAAGCTATTTTTAAAGCATTTGATACGTTACTCGCTCCGCATTTCGGCAAAAACCCGAAGTGGGGTTGGTTGGGTATATTGCCAACTAATAAATATAAAAACGCAAGAGATGGCAATATTCTTGCTCTTGAAAACAGAGCAGAGGTTGATTGGTGGCAAGAATATACAAATTACCTAAGGAAGAAAGATGCCAATTGAACGCATAAACAGCGCCCCACAAGGCGATATTGAAATCGATGTGGAGATGGAAGACCTCCCAGAGATTGAAATCGAATTCGATGAAGAGGGCGGCGTTACCGTCAACCTTGATGAGAGTGAGGACGACGTAGCGTTCGACACCAACTTGGCTGAAGTAGTGCCAGAGGAAACACTGGCCGAGATTTCCGAAAACCTCATGATGTTGTTTGAGGCGGACGTTACTTCGCGTGATGATTGGGAAAAACAATACGCACAGGGCTTAGAGCTACTGGGCTTCTCAATGGAGGAGCGCACTAAGCCGTTCAAGGGCGCGTGTGGCGTGTATCACCCACTGCTGTCAGAGGCGATTGTGCAGTTCCAAGCGCAAGCCTTGAAAGAGCTAATGCCAGCCGGTGGCCCTGTTAGAACGCAGGTATTGGGCAAAGAGACGCGCGAAAAGTTGATGCAAGCGCAGCGTGTGAAGGAGTTCATGAACTACCAGATCACGACAGTCATGCAGGAGTACACCCCTGACTTTGATCAGTTGCTGTTCTATGTAGGCTACGGCGGTTCTGCGTTCAAGAAGATTTACTACGACTTTGATAAAGGTCGTATGGTCAGCCGTTTGATTCCTGCTGATAACTTGTACATCCCGTACAACGGCTCATCCGTCATGAGTGAGTGTGAGCGGATCAGCTACAAGTTCCCGATGTCGGTAAATGCGTACCGCAAGGCGGTAGCGCGTGGTCAGTATCTGGATATGGCGGAGCCGACAACGACGCAAGAACAGACACAGATTGAGGAAGCCAAGGATAAGTTGGTAGGCCAAGTCCCCGCAGGGGATGAGGAAGAGATGACGTTCATTGAGTTTCAGGTGGACTACGATCTCCCCGGCTTTGAACATACGGATGAAGAGGGCGAAGCTACGGGTATCAAGCTCCCGTATGTAATCACGATTGATGAGACCTCGGGCAAAGTTATCGGCATTCGTCGTAACTGGACAGAGGGCGAGGAAGAGAAGCAGCGCAAGGAATACTACGTGCACTACCTGCTAGTGCAGGGTCCGGGAGCGTATGGCTTGGGCTTCTTGCACTTGATTGGTGGTCTGTCTAAGACAGCATCGGCAGCACTGCGTCAGTTGGTAGATGCCGGTACGTTGTCTAACCTTCCTGCTGGCTTTAAGGCGAAGGGCGCACGTATTGAGAATGATGATGTGCCGATCTCTCCGGGCGAATGGCGCGACATCGATGCTGGTGGCATGGAGTTGTCACAGTCGCTTTTGCCGCTGCCTTACAAGGAGCCAAGCCAGACGTTGTTTGGTTTGTTGGGCTTCTGCGTAGATGCGGGTCGTCGCTTGTCCTCGATTACGGATTTGCAGGTTGGCGACAGCAACCAAAATGCAGCCGTAGGTACAACGATTGCGTTGTTGGAGAAGGGTTCGTCGGTCATGTCGGCGATCCACAAGCGTTTGCATTATGCGCAGAAGCTGGAGTTCCAGCTTTTGGCAAAGGGCTTTGCAGAGTATCTGCCGGATGAGTATCCGTATGATGTGCCGGGGGAGACCCGGAAGATCAAGCGAAAGGACTTTGATGATCGCATCGATGTATTGCCGGTGTCTGATCCCAATATCTTCTCGATTGCTCAACGCATCACTATGGCGCAAACGCAGCTCCAGCTTGCCCAAAGCGCCCCACAGATGCATAACCTGTATGAAGCCTATCGACGCATGTACGAGGCCATTGGGGTCAAGGACATAGATGCTATTCTGACAAGTCAGAATGTCGATAAGCCGAAAGACCCAGCCAGTGAGAACGCACAGGCGATGGATGGATCGCCGTTAAAGGCGTTTGCTGGCCAGCAGCACGATGCACACATCCTAAGCCACATCTTATTTGGTCTGTCCCCGATTGTTGGGGCAATGCCAGCGGTAGGAATGACGCTCTTGAAGCACATTTTTGACCACATCACCAAAAAAGCGGAAGAGTTTGTCGAGGCGGAGCTATTTAGACAGTATGGAACAGACCCTGACCAGCTTGTTTCCCCGCTCCAGCGCGAGGCTATGGTGGCGTTGAAGGTGGCTGAGTTCTATCAAGAGGTCAAACAACTGCAAGAACAGTTGTCAGGAGCTAATCAGCCCCCGCCTGACCCCTTGATTGAGCTGAAAAAGCAGGAATTGGCCAATGCCGCCCAGCGTGATCAGGTCAATGCGCAGATTGATCAGCAAAAACTAATGCTGGATCAGATGCGTGAGGAGAATGATGTG